GGCAATTCCTTCGGTTCGTACTTTAGATTTGCCAATTCCACCATCTTTTAAGTTCCATGTCTTTAACATATTTTGATTTTTAAATTCATCTATAATTTCATATCCCATCATACCACTTTGTGGATTTCCTGTTATCTTAACTTTAATACATGACGCAATTGCATTAGCAAGGTCTGTATCTGGGTCAATATCTACATGTTCAAATGATTTTAATACGCTTGCTCTTGCTATGTTATTTGCCTCTGCCTCAAGTAGATGTAAATTTGAAAATACATCATTATATCGTTGGAGAATATCATTAAATTTCGGACGTAATGCATTTAATAGAACTGTAGCAACATCTGATATATCTTCCGACATTACCGTCACCTCCGCATTTTCATTACTAATGTTCGGAGTTCCTTAATTAAGAATTTAAGTTCCTTTTCACGAGTAATCACTTCTGAATTTTCACCATCACCATCTTCTGCGTTGATATTTCCACGCCTATCAAATGTAAATACATTACCATTATTACTCCTCATTGCACTTCTAAACTGCAATTCTCTATCATAGAATAAAAACAGTTTTATGAAAATTTCTTCAAATATATCAGGGATTTCTGATAACGTTCGATATGCATGATATTCATAATAAATCTTTAAATTACTTTCAATAGGCGCAGGAATCAAATCAAATACATTAAAGTCAACTATATCAGCGTCAACTGGATTTAATTTATCTATAATGTCCTGTTCACAGATAGTCGTTAATTGTGAACTTATCGAATAGCGTGGTGTGTGTAAAAATAAGGAATCTACAGGCGCATAATTACTCATATTATGCCGGTCATAGAAAACATTTACAATCCTTATTAAACCTTCCTGTTCAACTACATACCTCTCCTGTTCAGCAATCGAATTAACAAAAGAACGCATTATTTTGGGATATTCTTCTGATATTTTTTTGACACACTGGTTTAAAATGCTTGTAAAATTAGTTGCGGAATTGTCAATTCCATATAAATCAACCATTTTTTCGGTTAAAGGTTGTAGTTGCATTGCTTTCTCCTATTACCTACATATTACTATTAAGTAATCCCATTTGTATTTTTTGAAATAGCCAAATTCACGGTCTTGTTCTTCTGATACGGTAACAAATTCACAGTCTTTATACTTTTTAAAGTATTTTTTCAATGCTGGTATATTCTTATACCGACCAGTAATCATACATACACCGGCCTTATCCAAGATTCTGGTTATTTCTTTGATACATTTATCATGGTCTACTTCATCAACATGTTCAAAGACATGTGATATATGTATAAAGTCAAATGCACCATCACCAATCTTATTCATGTGTTGCATCGGCATAACTGCGTATTCAATATTTTTAAACTTCTTTGCGTCAATCACATGCTTAGAAATATCAGTACATAAAACTTTTTTAGTATTAAGTAAACTAAATGCATATGCAATCGAACCGTACGCACCGCCAATATCAAGAACATTTCTATCCTTTAGATTGAACATGTTATGAACCATTTGTGCATACTGCTTCTGCCAGTTTCCAAAGTATGAATAATCACAACCATTTGCTTTTGATTGTTCAAAATATTCTTTATCAAACTTCAACGCATTTTCTTTAATTCGTCTGATAAATGCTTCTTTTTCTTTATTACTATTATCTTCTTTGGGCGGAACAGAATTCTCATTTTGAACAATTTCAATTTCCGATTCTACTGGATTTTGAACGTCTTGTACCACGACTGCCTTTTTTCGTCTTGCCATTTTTAATATCACCTTTCAATATTTCATCAAGTTTTGTATGAACCTCTTTTAATACTAACTCATAATTAAAATTTTTCATACAGTTAATTTTTCCGTTACAACCTACTTTGGTTTCAAAGCAAGGATTACACCCAACATGAGTAGCTAAATCGATTCCACGAACCTTATCTGGATATGATGGATGTAATGTTAGTCTTTCATGCTCTCTTGTAGGCCCTAAAAATGTTATCACAGGGCAATTAGCAACATGTGCTAACCATAATACACCACTATCCATAGTTAATACACATTTACAATGTCTTAAATTTTCTATAATATCCATAACCGTCATTTTACCACAAGCATTTATTATATTTTCAGATTCAAACCCTTTAGTAGTATCTTGGTCTATTAAGAGTACTTTATAACCAGTTTTTGCTATTGAAATTGCCATCTGTTTTACAAACTCTTGTGGTAATGTTTTCATGTGACCTGACCCACGTAACTGTAACGCAATCACAGCATCTTTATCATGGTCGAAAAACAATTTTGGGGATTTTTCCATTGCACAACTCCAATCTAATACACTCAAATTCGTTTCTAAAAATTTTCCATAAATGTCAACCCTATGAATGTTTCGTTGTTCATTTTTTAAACTATGGTCATTTTCAAGAATACTATTTAAATGTATCTGGATTCCATATTTTTTATCATTTATACGGATACTTCTAATGAAATTTAAATCTGGAAACAATTTTTTTAATGTTAAAACGAATCTATCACTAGTTGCAATATATAAATTTTTTATATTTTTTTGTTTCTTAAATTCTCTTGCAACTGGGATAAGTTGTATTAAATCACCTAAAGCATAATCTCTCGAAAGTGTAACATTCTCAGCCCCGTTAAGGATATCTGGGCTAAACTTACGAAATGCCGGATTATTACGTATATCTACTTTTACATGCGTTGCATCAAAAATATCATTTGGCTTAACTACAATATCTTCAAATTGCAAATCACATATCGGTAATATATGTACAGCACTACTAACATTGATATAAAGATTTGCCATCGCTCAACGCTCCTCCGTAAAGTCATATTTATCAATAGAAATGTTGAAAATACTCTCATATATTTTAACCCTATGCATGTTTCGGTGTTCATTCTTTAAACTATGGTCATTTTCTAAAACACCATCTAGCATGATAAATTGTTCATAATCGTATTTCGGCATTCTGGAATAAACATTTTCAAAAATATTAAACCATTTCATTGTTTCTACAAACCGTTCACTTGTAACTAATGAAAATTTCAATCCCTGGGTTCTTTTCAAGTATTTAACAATCGGTATAAGCTGGATTAAGTCCCCTAAAGCATATTTACGATATAGTAATATTGGTAATTCTTTATCACAATTATTAAAATCAAAATCTACATCTGATATAAAAAATCTATTTTTTAAGATTACTTTTGCGATATCGTCTGGTAAATCATAAAAAGTGTTGCGTTTAAAATGTCGCATATAGTTTACACCATTTATACAAATAGTAACAAATATCGTATCCTGTAATCCTGCATATTTAACTTTCATGAATTACACCAATAATTTATAAAAAGTGTATATAATAATAGGGTGGGCGTTTAGACCCACCCTATTATTATACTATTTAATAACCGATTACGAGTTAGATATGACAACCTTACCAAGAAGATCACCGATAACTAATTTGCGTGCGGCGCGTGACATAACAGCTCTAGTTTTAACAAATGTATTCGGATTTGTAATTTCTGGGCTGAGATATGCCATTTCATAAGGTGAGAATACATATGAAGTTTCTGTCCAGTCAGCTGAGTTATTGTAACCCAAAAGGATTTCGCCTTCAATGAACGGGTCTACATATACACGCCATCTGTTTTTAAGAGTTCCTGAGAAGTAACGTCCACCAGTTTTTATAGTTTTCCGTTCAACAGAAACGGAATCAGGAACAAAACCTTCCATCTTTTCTAAGAATCCAGCCTGGTCAGCCGGAACAACGATGTAGTTGGTTTTTCTGAAACGTTTCTTGAAAATCTGGGTATCGACATCAACGAATTTTTCAAACAATGTTTCCATCCATACTTTTCTATCACCATAGGTAATTCCAGCGGGAGGAGTCTGATTGAAATAGGCAATACCACCAGTTGCACCAGCAAACAGGTCAGCAATAATGGTTCTATCCCATTCACGAGTCAATTCTGAACCCATAGAACCAGTGATAAGTCCCATAGCGGCCAATCCATGATAAGCCATCAAGTCTTGTTCAACTTCTATGGTTACATTACCTTTTAGTTTTTTGGTAGTTGCACTTACATCTTCTGATGTGATTTCAAAGCTAATTGTTTTAATAGCAGTAGGGGCATCAGGGTCATATTCTACGTTATTTGCATAATTTCTTTGAGAATGTATATCAGAAGACAAAGAGCTATCATCATCTCTTTTGAAGTCATTATAGAAGATTTTGTAAGTAGGTTGAGGAATAGGTTGTAAAGAAACCAATTCACGTGACATCATGTTCGGATACACATTACCAATCATAGCCAGTTTGGTTTTAATCATGTATGCGATAGATGTAGTTGAAGTTTGATTCGTTTCTTCTAATTTTGTGATGTCAAGTGTATTGTAGTCAACACCATTTTCAACACATGTTGCACGAACCGCATTGTCAAAAAGAACAGCCAACTTATTTTCTTCGAGTTCATTAAGACGGGGGTTATTCGTGAAATGCTTGGCACCATCAAGAAGATGTCCGTATTTGTCTAATAACTGCTGATTTCTTTCAATAAATGACGCTCTCATTATGTCATTTCCTTTCAAATTCTAAATATTTGGATTCAGTCCAAGGTTCAAGACCATTACGTCTGCGTTGAAGATTTCTAGCCTCAAAGTCTTTTCTCTGTTCTTCTGTAAGACCAGTAGGTTTAGCTTCTGAGCTTTCATCTGTCTGCACAGTTTTGGCAGGTGATGGTGTAATAATTTTAGCTTTCATTTCAGCAACAATTGCCGAATTAGCTTCATAGACTGTCTGAACTTCATCTTTTGTAACGCAATTTTCAAAGCAACCACTAAAAGCATTTAATGTGAAAAATTCAGCATCAACGGCTTTTAGATGTTCAATGTAATTATCACGTTCTGCTTTTACATGAGCATCTTCAATGGCCTTTATTTGCTTTTTGAGTGCATCTACTTCTTCGTTTGCTTTTTGCAACGAATTTACATGTTCAGAAATAGTGTTGTTCATTTCACTGACAATCGCCGATTCTTCAATTACCGTGAATTTGTCTGGGAATATTTTTTTAATACTTTCAACTAGCGTATCTAATTCAGCAGCTTTATCAGAAAAAGATTGTGCAGTATCTTTAGCTTTCTGTTCAGCTTCCTGTAATTTAGTTTCGTATTCCTTTTTAACATCGGTCGTTGTCGATTCTACGATTTGCTTAAATAAATCCGGGCAATTCGTTTTAATTTCTTCGACGGTTTTAAACATTACGGAACTCCTTTTTTTTGATTCTACTTGTAATTTCATATACGCTTCGGTATCTAACACGGCGGGGTCGTCAACAAAATCTATAGAAGACAATTCCCAGTCATAAATGACATCATACTTGCCTTCATAACCTACAATTTCTTCTTCTCTTACTTCACCACTACCACGTGTGGAAACGCCTACTTTTGATTCGGAAATAATTGCTTTAAGTTCTTTTCCAACAGTAGTATCCACTATCTTTGCTTTATAATAAGCATAGCCATCATCTTGAACATCGGTTATATCAATCAATACCGCACCAGTATTTAAAAGTTTTGGGCCACTAAAAAATTCTGGGTGGTCAACCAACATTCTTATGCGTCTTTCTTGTACCATAGGACGCAATTTGGCGATTGCGGAATTTGATATTTCGCGTTTATAAACACGCCCATTCCGATTAGGTACATCGGCTTTCATAAAAGGGCCTGATATAATATAACTAGTCTGTTTATTAGCTTCATTAACAACAGACTCTATTTTACAATCCAACCATTCAATTTCATGTAAATCTTTTCGCATAATTAAACTCCTATTAAGCAGAATAGTATTTTTATTTTAACTTGTCAATGAAATAGTTTAATTATAGCATAATAAAGTGGATATGGTATTTCATTTTCAACAGCGGTTGTATAATTAAACATTAAATCGTCAATTTGTTTATTTGTAAAGCCATGTGCACGGAGGGTTTTATAATCCATAATTATTTCTCTTTCAATAATCTAAATAAAATGGTATCTGTTATATTTACAACCACAGCAACCCCATGTATATTTGTGATAGTTACATGGTTTCCATTTATTTCTTTTACTTTGCAATATTCCTGCTTATTTCCATTAAACCGACATATAACTTCACCGACTTCAAAATTAGAATCTTGTACATATTTAAATTTTTTATTAAACTTTTTAATTTCATTTATATATTTAGCAACTGGTAATATTTTATTTATAGCAAGTTTATTTGTCTTGATATGGTCACTATATGCCCGTCTATATTCATTCGCAAGGTTCTTTGATTCTTGTGTTTTTTCAATTTCATACTTACCTCTCCATAAGTAAAAACTATCAGAGAGTGCAGACAATGTTTTAACGTCATTTTCAGTCGGGATTTCTCCATTGCCATTATATTTTTTCATGATGAAATTTATAAAAGAATCATCAACAGTACCAGTAGTATATGTTAAATAGCACAAACAGTTTGAAAGACATGCGCTATTTCCAGCTTTAGGAACGGTTGGTAGGGTGTTCTTTTGATATGGACTTTTAACCGCATATGTTAAACAATCAATACAGTGCTTATCTGTTTCGCCCAATTCCCAATTTATATCAACGTTTGAATCTAAATATGCAACCCGTCCATACATAAATACAGCATTTAAGCCATCTACATACATTTGTAAACGACGATTATATGGCATTTTGCCGCCATTATTTATTACATCATCTGCAAATTTTTCCAGAAATTTCATCTCTTGTGTAGTGTGATATACCAATGACCGTCTTTCGTCATCACCAAGAGTGGTTTCTGTACTCTGTGTGTATGTTTTCCCAGCAAGATATGCCGCTTGATATGCTGTATTTATTGTTGTTCTTTGTACTGATAAAAAATCAGATTTATTTATTTCACCATTAATAAGTTTGGATAAGTTATTTTTTAAGGTTCTTGCATATGCCTTCTTTGCTAATATAAAATTTTCAACCGCAGTTTTCCTAAAAGAAGGAGATGTAGGAGTAGTTCCTACATTTTTATTCTTCTTGAGCATGCGCTTTGAAAACTTTTCAATTATATAATCTAATAAAACCGACATTAGTTATAATCACCAGCTTGTAGTACGTTAATTAAATCAACAACACATTCAGCAAGAATAGGATTCGCCTTTATAATATCTTGCATCCGTTCCCATTCTTTAAACTGGTCATCATTAAGTTTTGCCCTAATTATATTAACCAGTTCTTCTTTTGTTGGTTTTGTTGCAATCGGTGTATCAGCAGGCTCTTCTTCATCGGGGGTATTTTGTGAGTTAAACCTGTTTGAATTGTAGAATAAATCATCTTCTTTTTGTGCATCAAGCCTGTCTTTAAGGGTTTCTGCTTCAATATCACTCATACCAAGAATCTTTGTGTATATGAAGAAATCATCAACACAACCAATATCAACTCTGAGTATTTTAGCAATTTCAGCTTTAAGCTTTTCAATAATCATGTTTCTTTCTTCATCAATCGTCATACTAGAAGGCCATTGTACGTTTAATTCGTCCAATGTTACATAAACCCCTTCGATGGCAAGCATGTTCTTATACAACTCTTTAATTGCGGGCGTAATACTAGATTGTATGCGTCGAATCCTTCTCAGGAAGACAATCATCTGATTATCAGATGTCGATTTAGAGTTGGTATCAACTTCTTTGCCTATTAAAATTTTAGGGGTTCCTGTCGAATATATTAACTTATCCTGGAAGTACATAATATCTTCAATGTTTTTTCCAGTGGCATTGTTATTATTCAAAGCAACAACATTCCCACCAGAACCAGCTCTAGTGGGAACCATAATATCTTCAATAACGGATAAAGGATTATAATTCCATGCCCATTTTCCAGTTCTTGAGTCAACATATTTACGCCTAGTTACACGTTTGCGATATTGGTCAAGAAATGATAAAGCATCTTCACCTTGTAAATCACCAACATCAACGATAATTGCATAGTTCTGATTTGCCCTAGAAAGACGTGAAATCATGACACCTTCTTCCATCAGCTTAACCTGTCTATAAAGCAGTCTGGATTTTTCAAGCATCGGTACGCCTTTTCCATAACGGCAATATCTACCTCTATCTGTGTTAAGTGAAAGATGGAATACTTCTTCTGCCTTAAACTCAGCAACCTTTTTTCCACAAATATGTTGAACTATTCTTGGGTCATGATTAGGGAACCCATCTATCATTACAGGCACAACTGTTTTAATCGGAATATTTCTAAATCCTAAAACAAGATTGCGGTCTACATTAGTTACAATTTCTTCGGCATTGTCGCCATACTTCAACATGCCTCTAATCATCGGAAAAAGTTGCTGTTGTACTGATATGCGTGATTCTATTTCGTCTATTTTATTTTGTGCTTTTACGTTGGTAGATGTGATATTTACTGTTTTGTTTTTATTATTTTCATTTGGATATACGATATAATCTGCATTTACGTCTAATGCGGTGGATATTTCTGGTACTTCTAAATCCATCAATTCGACTTCTACATAACGGTTAATATCCGTATCATCGACTTTAAGTGCGTCTTTGACACGACCAGACCAATAATCGCCAATTAAGTTTTCACCAAAAGCATCTTCATCGGGATGAATATTAGAATTAGCAGGAATTTCTTTTTTATCAACTTTTTTATCAGTCAACCCAGCCTTTTCATAACCAAAATATTTAAAAACATTATCAACAAATTTTAACATATTTTATAAATCCTTAAACCAACATATTAGACAAATAGACAATAATTATATTAGCCGATTAACAAAAATTTGTCAAATATTTGGTTAAGATTTAATAACTTCCGAGTATGCCCATTTCAAGAACGCATCCTTTTCCGAATCACCAGTATTGTAATCGTTATATTCGGAGTCATCAACTTTATTAACTTGTTGTATCATCAAATCATCTGTTGTGTAAATCGGGTTAATGTGCATGTTATAAACCAATGATGCAACTGCATCTGCCAAGTCTTTTGAACTATACGGAGGGTGGTCTATTTTACCATTTTTACTATAATCTCGCTCAAGGTCATTCAGTTCAATTTCTAATTTAGGATGATATACACATCGAATTCTACCATCATACATCGCAGTTCTGAATGTTTCATATGGCTCTGGTGTTCTATCCATCGAAATATATTCCGCTTTAATCCCATTTCGTTTGAGTTGCTGTTCCATATCTTTCGATTGGAATCCATCTGCCGATGCTCTACGTATCTTATAACCACGCTTAATTGATTGATAAATAAGATTCCTAACTCTTGCGATTTCAACTTCACCATATTCTTTTTCAGGTCTTATTTCAAGTACAAGTTCTACTATACAGATTGGCAACCGTTCTTCATATGTTTCCAATTGCTGGGTTTCATTGTTAAAGAATTCACGTTTCATCTTTTTATAGCCGTCAATATACCCCATGCAGTTATGGACTATAATTCCATTGGCTATATATGAATGTGTCGATTCAACCTCTATGTCATAGACATGCTTAACCCCCGATTTTACCTTTTTATGGATTGGATAGAATACCATGTCATTGTGCTTAAATGCATATGATGTGTCGCGCTTATTGGTAGATTTCATACCAATCCATTTAAAGTAATCGTCGCCGGTTAGCAAAATCTTATGAACTTCATGGGTACTTAATTTATCAAAACATTTATTGTGAAAAGGCTTAAACCCTAATTTTGTAAGCATGATGTAAATTTGGTTAGCAAGTTTAGGAGAAACCGTTGTCCATTTTAATTGATGTGTAGTTGATGATATATGACCATCGCCATCCAGAAGCCCCATCAAAATCCAATGAATTTGTTCATCTGTCAGTTTATGGAAAAATGAAGAATTTATATGCTTATTATGAGCACCGTCTGTAACGAATGGCATAAATACATCAAGGCAGTGTGATTTTACAGTCTGGCTTCCGTTTGTCTTGCTTTGATATACCCATGCGTGTCTATTAAATTCTTTTTTCAAAATACGTATTATTTCATTTGCATATAATGCTTCGTTTTTATTAAGACTCCAACATACCTTGTTTTCTTTTTTTACAGTTGAACCTTTTGCCAAGTATATCCCATATAGCCAACAAAAATCACGATTCCACTTTAGTTCTTGTGAAAACTTATGCTTCACATTGGCAACAAAATCCCCTTCTTCTATATCCTTCAGACAAACCCATGTTGGGGTATAATCCATTTTCTTAGCAAATCTTGCATATTTTTTATTTTCTGGAAAAACCACACGATCCCATTTTGTTATATTTTTCCGTTTAATACATAGAACTTTATGATCTTCTGTTCCTGTTAATTCAACTCCAGAATAAGTTATTGTAACCGTGTCTTTATATCCATTATCGAACTTGTTTATAACTCTTTTTGATTCTCCAAACATATCAATTACATGATCGCCGATGACAATATCCTTTATTTTTTTTACACAACCACCCTTAATAGTTATTTCAGTATCTTCGTTTAAACAATAACCGAAACTATCTTTTCGCAAGCCTATATCCTGTGCAATATATCTGGATTTACCTGGGTCTACTGGTTTACTCATTAGATATTCGACTGACACAAACTCTGGTTTTGGGGATAGAGTTGCAACATCGACTGAAAATACTCTAGGCAAGGTATCATCAAACATATTAACAATTTTATCTTTATTACCTATAAATGGCTGAATTGCATGAATACCATAACCAGCAATATCTCTTATTGAGTTTTCAATATCGGCTTCAAATTTATCATAGAAGTCCATCGGGACGTTAATTACTTTACCGACGGGTTTATCATGCTTAGTTAAAATACGGCTACGCCTATTAAGGTCACCAATTTCGACTTGAAATTCTTCTTTTGAATATGCCGACCTATTAACCGTCCATTGGTTATAATCCATGACATAAACAATTTTTTTTCCAGTTTTCTGTTCTATTTCTTCGGATTTTGTAATATGTTCAGATGTAAAATCATTCGGATAAACCCTGGAAGAGCCTAAATATAAAATCCCAGGCGTTTTCCCATGTTTCATAAAACGAGAATCAAGTCTACGTCTTAAACTTCTATATAACGTTCTTGCCGCATCAAATACCCCATTACCACTCTCTGATTTTTTAGAGTTTTTAATCTTTCTGAAAAAGTTTACTTCGTCCATACCACCTGAAAATAGATTCAACCCTATGTTTGCTGAATGTGAACTAGAGGCTGGAAACAATTCTATTTTATTTGGGAATATCAGTGAATCGGCTTGTTTCTTTTTGTTATACATAAAATTATCACAAAAATATTGGCATCTATTTATCATACCTTTAACCGTGTCAAATATGTTCTTTTTCCCTTGTCTTTCTGTAATAGATATGATAATTATGCCAATCGGCGAATCGGGTGCTAAATTATAAAATCGTTGTGGACTTTTTAAACAGCTTAATAGATAGAGTTGCCATAATAGGCCAATTTCTATCATAAATGATTTACCCCAGCCGATAGACCCTGTTAAAATGACTTCCTGTATTGTTGAGTCGGGGGAATGAATTTTTATAAAATCTTCACGCAACGCGGGGTACATGCTTTCCGCAATACCAATCCCAGTTTTAGGGTTAATCCCGCAGTAATAAGGGTCATTAAGAAACGTTTCTGGTGATACTACTGGCCATTTATAAGGGTCGGCATCTTCAATAATTTCGCTAAATGTTTCTTTAAAAACCTCAATAACAATATCTTCCTGGCCTTCATATTGCTGTAATATGTCTGTCAGGAATTGTTCATCGACTTTATCTAACAGTATTTCTTTAATACGCTCTAATTCTTTGTTTGCCATAATTCAAATTATAATCCAAACTATCTGATAATTTAAATTATACTCTAACTTATGATATAAAGTCAATTATTTTTTTAACGCATGTGAAACTTGTATTTTTTATGAAGATGTATATCTTCGTAAAAAATAATTATGAATTTTTAAAAATTCGATAGGGAATAAAAAAAAGGTCGCCATGGCACATTTACATTAGCATTTACATTTACATTAGCATTTACATTAGCATTTCCATTAGCATTAGCATTTCCATTAGCATTTACATTAGCATTTACATTTACATTGGGTTTCATACCCTTTATTGACCCTTTTGATTTTAAAAGGTACCCTTTTGATTTTAAAAGGTACCCTTTTGAGGGTTTTTTAG